ACATACTATGGCGCTGATAATCACAAGCCATTGGTAGCTTATCGCGGGCTTAATATAGATTATGATCTATATGTTAAAAATTCAGATCGTAAACCACAAAGTCTTCACAACAAAACATATACTGCTGATATTATAGATAGAACCAGCCTTAGTGTAGTATTAACTAAGACACTAATTCCACACGATTATGATAACGGATTGCTGTTGCTGAAATTGGATCATGAAGAAACAACACTGCTGGACGCCAAACTATATGATGTACAAATTACATTTCAAAGCACAGGCGACTTAGGTAGCTATGCCGGCACAAGTGATCAAAATAATAGACTTACATTTGTATTAGAAGTCAGAGATGGTGCTGTACGTTTTAGACCTAGTGAAACTGTAAATGTTTTTAATACCGTTGATGATGATTATTACGGTAGTCGAATGGCAGGCCCGCCGCAAAATGCAAATAAAACAGGATTGCAAACTCTTCAAGTATACACAAACAATTACACAGGCACATATAAAGTGCAAGCCACTATGAGCTTGAGTCCACTTGACGGTGATTGGTTTGATGTAACAGGTCAAAGTTATACAGTAACCGCTGACACTGGTCCTAATTACCATACATTTAACGGCATGTATTACTGGGTTCGTTTTGTGCATACACCGGATGTATCCAACGTCGGAACACTTGACAAAATCATATATAGAAGCTAATATCATACTATGATAGTACTAGACTTTATACGTCAGAACCTACCTTATGGCTGGAAACAAACACCCAGCGGCTGGATCAGCGGCAATTGTACAATGTGCCACACTCGCGGACACAGTGCAGACAAGCGTGGCAGAGGCGGTATAATGTTCCAAGACGACAAGTTTCAGTACAATTGTTTTAACTGTGGATTTAAAACAGGATGGAGTGATGGAAAACGTATTGGTGGTAGACTTATACAACTTCTCAAAACATTTGGAGTAGATGAAGCTGATATACAACGTGTAAACTTCGAGCTGCTAAAAGAAGCAGAAGCAAACGATATTGCTGGACAGTTTATATCCAAAGAGCGTGTACAAAAAGTAACAGTAGAATGGCATCCAGATGAACTTCCGCCAGACAGTCATCCAATCGGAAGCTATCCTTTGGACAAATTAGACTCCAAGCAATTAGAAAAACTAGCACTAGCATGTACATATTTGATGAAGCGTGGTGTAGACTTTTATGAAGATTGGTATTGGAGCCCGCACATGCATTTTGCTAACAGGGTTATACTGCCATTCAAACACAAAGGTGAGATAGTAGGATACACTGCACGTTGGGTACTAGAACATAGACCAGAAGGAATGCCTAAGTATTACTTGAAGAATCCTAAAAACTTTGTGTATAATTTAGATGCACAAAAAGATCATGACATAATTATAGTTACAGAAGGACAAATGGATGCACTAGTGGTAGGCGGTGTTGCACTAGCAGGCAATACTCCGAGTGATGTTCAATGCAGTATAATTGAAGAACTAGATAAACAAATAGTATTGTTACCAGATTTCGACGCCGCAGGTATAGACACAGTTAACATTGCAGTAAAACGAGGTTGGAGTGTAGCATTTCCTGAGTGGGACGACGGTATCAAAGATGCTAACGATGCAGCACAGTATTATGGCAGATTATTCACAGTCAGGAGTGTATTAGAAAGTGTCGAAACCAGTAGCACGAAGATTAAGATCTTGGCAAAATCAAGATGCAAATAGTATAGAGTATTTAGATATGAAACATGTTAGTGCGTACACTGATTTACAAAGTTGTTGGACAAAATATTTTGCTTGGTTACCAAGGCGTAGCGATGGCAATGATAGGCTTATTTGGTTGACATCTTACTACGAATACGCTATAACTATGGATATGAATGGCGCAGTGCCAATTAAAGGCACCGCTTGGCGAATGATCTATACTCGAGAAGAATACATCACAAAGAAGTTGCAAGGAGATATGAATGAGTGAAGATTACAGCGCAGACCTACAACAGTTATACTTGGAGTTCTTATTGGCTGACAAGGATCTGTTTGTGCGGTGTAATGCTATCTTAGAAAGCAGTTACTTTGATAGACAATTCAGAGACACAGTAGATTTTATACAAAAACATGCAGATGAATACAACGATGTTCCCATGCTAGAGCAGGTCAAAGGTGTGGCTGGTGTTGAAATATCTGACGTGCGAGACAAACTAACCACAGAACATAAAAATTGGTTTATGGATAACTTTGAGCAGTTCTGTAGACACAAAGCGTTGGAAGCAGCAATTCTAAAAAGTGCTGATATGTTAGAGAACAAAGAGTATGGTACAGTAGAAGGCATTATTAAAGCAGCAACAGAGATTGGACTTGCTAAAAACTTCGGTACAAACTATTGGGATGATCCTGCAGGACGTATACAAAGCATCAAAGACAACAGAGGACAAAACAGTAGTGGCTGGGAGACATTTGATAGAGTATTATATGGCGGATTTAATCCTGGTGAGCTAAACATCTTTGCAGGTGGTAGTGGTAGTGGTAAGAGTTTGTTTATGCAGAACTTGGCACTGAACTGGGCATTACAAGGCAAGAACGTTGTGTACATCAGTTTGGAACTTAGTGAAGAACTGTGTGCTATGAGACTGGATGCTATGCTTACAGGCATGAGCACCAAAGATGTAATGAAGAATAGCAGTGATGTAGAATTGCGTGTTAAGATGGCCAGTAAGAAAGCGGGCAAACTACAAGTAATACAAATGAAGAATGGTACTACTGTTAACGACATCAAAGCATATATGAGAGAATATCAAATACAACACAATTTGCATGTTGATGCACTACTAGTCGACTATTTGGATCTTATGATGCCAGTCACAGTTAAAGTTAACCCAAGCGATCAATTTATTAAAGATAAATTTGTTAGTGAGGAATTGCGTAACTTGGCAACTGAACTTGGTATATTATTTGTAACAGCATCGCAGTTGAATCGTAGTGCAGTTGATGAGATTGAATTTGACCACAGCCACATTGCAGGCGGTATTAGTAAGATTAACACAGCAGACAACTTGATTGGTATTTTCAGCAGTAGAGCTATGCGAGAGCGTGGCAGAGTACAAATACAATTTATGAAAACACGTAGTAGTAGTGGGGTCGGTAGTAAACTGGACTTGGCATTTAACATGGACAGTTTGAAAATTGAAGACTTAGATCCAGACGATCAAGAAGATGAAGGTGCAGTAACCAGCATCTATCAAAAACTAAAAACAAAAAGCAGTGTAGCACCAGCAGGTGAAAGTGTTACAGAGAATAACATGGACGCCAATCCACAAGTTGATGCTACAGATAGATTAAAAAGTTTGTTAAGGAAAAGCGAGTGATCAGGTTAGCAACTGAAAAAGAATTAGAACATATAGAAAATGATCCAGTTAGACCACACATTAGCAAAGAATGGCGCATACGTAGCGGCAGAGAAGTGTATGTGTTGGAGCGTGACGGAGAAATTGCTGCATGTATATGTGTAGCGTACACAACAGAAGTGCCAACAAATGAAAGTGATTTGGATTTTGCTGGTGATGAAGTAGCAGTGTTTTACACTGTTTGGAGTTATAAACCAAGAGCAGGGAGAGAATTAGTAAACGAAGTAGCTGAGCTCATCAGTATGCAGCGAAAATGGGTTAAAAGATTTGTCACATTGAGTCCTTTAACAGAGATGGCAGAAAAGTTTCACTTAAAGAATGGCGCAACGTTTTTGGCAAAACACAAAGATTGCCAAAACTTTGAATATATAGTGTGCTGAAGCAAAGGTGCAGTATACCTTATCTTTTATCTATATGTGTTCTGAACTGCAAAGTACGGTGAGTCATTAATATGAGCCTGTGTTGTGCCTGTGTTTTGTACCTTGCATGCCATTGATGATTTTGCTCTTATTTTTAATGGATCCTATGTTGAGAACCTTTTTCTTGCAACTGCCATAAGTGCTAGTCACCAATGCTCCAGCAACAATATTTACTAAATACTATTAAGATGAAGCGTAAAACGAGATCATTATTGGAAGAAATTAATGCTATGTCACCAAAACGGGACAAGAAGCATATTGTTGAGTCGAATGCACAACAAGTGATAGTTACAGCGATAAACTTAATTAAGTTAATTAATGAAAGTTTTGATAGTGAAACTGCCGCTGACCTAAACAAGCGTTTGATTAATAGCATACGTACCAAAGATCCACGTAAGTTTCAAAGAGGTATTGGTAAAGTCGATGAAAATAGCAGACATATTAAGCGGGACTAAGCAGCGTAAAAAACGTGGACTTAGAGTCAGTAGATTAACAGGCAAAAGTCTTTTCAACAAAAAGACAAAGAACAAGCTACTTAAAAAGTATGTGAAAGAAGGCGGCAACGTCTTTCCTGGCACAACCGACTTTCCACACGAAAAAATACCCGATATTATGAAAACAATCAACAGTGTGTTGACAAAGACCAATAGTACTGCTATACCCATTGGATCGGGCGCAACACCAACTCCAGGTAAAGTAAGTGGAGACTTAGATATGATTGTTGATGTGGATCAACTCAAGCAACACTTCAATATGGAAGACGCTAAAGATGCTGACATCCGTAAAAAACTGCGACAGGTGTTTGACCTAGCAGGATTTAATACAGGACAAAGCGGTACTAGTGTACACGTAGAAGTAAAAAGCGGCGATGCTACGCACCAAGTAGACATTATGGTTGTACCTAATGCAGCCAATGCAGCACAATTTCATACACATAGTATTCCAAAAGGCAGTCCTTTCAAAGGTACCAACAAGCATCAACTGTTGAGTATTATTGCCAGAGAAAAAGGTATGCTGTGGAGTAACTATGTTGGATTGTTTAAACGTTTACCAAACGGTAAAAAAGATCCCAACGGACTTATTACCAGTGACATCAATGAGATTGCTAAATTATTATTAGGCCCTAATGCCCGAAAAGAAGATATGGGCAGTGTTGAATCTATCGTAGCAGCATTGGGCAAAGAAGGCGAACAGCTATTAGCAAACATCAGAGCAAATGATCCAAATTGGAAAGAACTTGACTAATGAGAGCCAATCAGTTTTTAACAGAAGCTACACAAAAAGGCAGAGAGTATAATCATCTCGAAGACCTTGTAACGTTTGAAGGCGCTAAAGGCGCACTCAAAGCAGCAGAAATACTACAGCGACTAGGACAAGACAGCAACGATGTAGCTATCAAATGGGATGGTAACCCTACACTGTTTTGGGGTAGAGAACCAGATGGTGAATTTGTAATGACTGGCAAAAACGGCTGGGGCAAAAACAAAACAACCAGCAGTCAGGGACTAGCAGACTTTGTTATGAGTACAGGCAAAGGTGAAGAATGGCGCAAAGACTTTGCCAGTGAAATGGCAGGAGTGTTTGATGTACTGGAAGCAAACACACCCGGTGATATGCGAGGATATGTATACGGAGACTTATTGTACAGTCCACGTAAGCCAATAGCAAGCTCACAAGCAGGATTACAGTTTACACCTAACAAAGTTACATACACTGTTGACCCCAACAGTGCGTTAGGCAAGCGTGTAGCGGGCAGCAGTGTGGGTGTAGTAGTACACACATACCACGATGCATTTGGAGATAACAATGGCACTGTTATTAAAGATACCAAAAGCCTAAACAGCAATGACGTAGTAGTACTAGGTCAAACATATGTAACACATCAGCCTAAGGTTGATACCAGTGTAGTTCAGGATATAGTTAGTACGGCGAATGCGAACGCACAAATAATAGACACATGGTTAGCGCCGGAACAGGGACTGAGTAGAAAAGATGCAATTCTCTACAACTATGTTAACCAAATGACCAAGCAAGGTAAGTTAGATCGTCTCAGGACAGGATTCTTCGATTGGCTAAAAACCAGCAAGGTCAGTGCAGGACAGCAAACTAAACTTATGGCAGGAGATGTCAAGGG